GAAATGTAGCAAATGTGATTTTAACTATTGCAGATGGTCTTTCAAAGGACGCATTGGTAGTAGATAAAGAAATCGTATTTATGTCTACAATTATACAAATATTAAACATAATAAAATAATGGAACAACAACAACAATTACCCCCGAATTTTAATTTAAACGATGCAAGAGATATGGATTGTGATTGTGGTGGAAAGATTTTCTTACCAGGTTACAGATTCAAAAAAATTAGTAGATTATTAACAGGTGCACCCAAAGATTCGGTTATGCCGATTGAATTGTATGTATGTGCAACTTGTGGTAAACCTTTAAATGAATTACTTCCACAAGAACTACAAGAAACAAAAATCATAGAATAATGGCACAAAAGTTATTTGACCATATTAATGCAATAACTACTATTCAAGACCCAAAGTATTTTGACAAACTGTCAGAAGAAGATTTAAAAACTTGGAGTAACTTTATGATTAATAGATTTTTATCAATGAAGCCTGAATGGGTTGAATTGATTGCATCTATATTACCCCTAACTCAAACTCTTTCCCCCAAAGAAATGTATAGTTTGTATATTAATGTTATTCCAAAAGGTAAATACTTTTTGAAATATATTAAAGGAAAATCCGAAGATAAATACGAACAATTTATAGTAGACCTTTTAAAAAAAGAATATGATTGTTCGGAAAATCAGGCAATTGACTATTTAGAGGTACTATATTCCACAAGAGAAGGTAGAGAATATCTTAAATATGTTTGTGAAAAATATGGTATAGACAAAAAACAAATTACAAAACTGAAACTTAAAATCTAATGGAGGAAATAACTTCACAATCGTATTGTAAATTTCCATTTATTCATATATGTTCATTAGCAGATGGAAGTACAAAACCATGTGGTATTGCAGACTCATTTGAAGATGGTATGAATTTAAACGAACATACAATTGAAGAAGTATATAATTCTCCACAAATGAAGCAACTTCGTAAAGATATGCTTGAAGGTGTTAGAAATAAAGTATGTAATGTATGTTATAGAAAAGATGATGCGGGAGAGTACAGTACTAGACAATTTTATAATGATAATCAACTATGGGAACACCCCATTGTAAACGAAGATTATAGTGTAGATTCTATTCAACATTTTGATATTCGTTTTTCTAATTTATGCAATTTTACTTGCAGAATGTGTGACCACGGGTCATCTTCAAATTGGTATGATGCATATAAGGTATTTGGGTTTCCAAAACCAACATCAAAAGTAATTAAATTAAGAGAAAATATTCTTGAAGATTTAATACCTCATATGAAAAATATTAAAAGTTTTTATTTTGCAGGTGGAGAACCATTGATAATGCCCGAACACAATGAGATAATAAAATGGTTATATCAAAATTTACCAATAGATGAAGATGCGGGATGTAGACAATTGAGATTACATTACAATACAAATTTATCTATATTAAAATTTGAATCAACGGATTTAATAAAAATGTGGAAAGGGTTTAAAAGAGTATTTTTATCAATTTCTTGTGATGGGGTACACGAAGTAGGAGAATACCAAAGAACAGGATGGAATCACGATATATTTGTTGAAAATATGAATACGATTAAAAAAAGTTTTGTAGTATCTTCGACAAGAACAGGTGATAAAAAAAATTCAAATGAATTGATTTATAATTTCCAATTTACAACTACAATTTGGAATATGCATCATATATTTGATTTTATTAAATTTATGAAAGAAAACAAATTTATAAAAACTTCTGAAAATATTGACTTTACATATGCATGGTCTCCCGATTATTGTTCTATAAATAATTTTGAGCCACATATAAAAGAAAAAATGAATTTGTTATTCAAAAAAAATATGAGATACATAAAATCTGAAAAAACAAAAGCAGAATTTAATGGTATTCTTAAATTTATGAATACAGAATCTACTGCAAACCCAGAATATGTAAAAGATTGTTCTAAAAAAATGGATATACTAAGAGCTCCATTAGAAAACGAAATAATTAATTTAGTATAATTTGGTAAATCAAATTATTTGTCGTATATTAGATATAATATGGCAAGAGTATCATTTTCACAATATAGTATGTGGCATAATTGTCCACAACAATACAAATTAGCATACATAGATAAGTTAGGTGAATCGTCATCTAACATTCATTCAATCTTTGGAACCGCAATGCATGAGACACTTCAAAATTATTTGGAGAAATGTTTAAGAATATCAAAGTCACAAGCTGACAAAATGATTGACTTAAATGAGTATTTAAAAGAAAGAATGAGAGATGCATATCTTAAAGAAACGGAAGGGGAAATAGGAAATACAACAATTTGCACCAAAGAAGAAATGGTAGAGTTTTTAGAAGATGGAAATGTCTTATTAGATTGGTTCCAAAAACCGAAAAACTTTAACAAATTCTTTTCGTTAAAACACGATGAGTTGGTAGCAATTGAACAACCTATAAACACAAAGATTTCAGAGAATGTAAACTTCATGGGTTTCATAGATTTAATTATCAGAGATACATTTACAGGTAGATATAGAATCATTGACTTTAAGACTTCTACAAGAGGTTGGAGTAAGTATCAAAAATCAGACCCTGTTAAAAGTGCACAAATCTTATTATACAAAAAGTTCTATGCTGAATTACTAAACATTTCCGAAGATGTGATTGATGTTGAGTTTATCATTTTGAAAAGAAAGGTAGAAGTAAGAGAGGATATTCCAACACATAGAATTAGTAAACATATACCTGCAAATGGTAAGGTGTCGGTAAACAAAGCATGGAAAGGTTTTACGGACTTTGTAGAGAGTGTATTTGACAAAGATGGTAATTATAAAACTGAAATAGAGTACCCAAAGAACGCAACTAAACTATGTGAATGGTGTGAGTTTTTTCATAGAGGATTATGTGATAGAGGATTAAAAAATTTAAATTAAACAATATATATTTTAAAAGTTATGGCAAAAAAGAAAATTCTGTTATTAGCGGATGATTTAAGAATGAGTAGTGGTATTGCAAATGTTTCTAAACAATTAGTTTTAGGAACTGTTGATAAATATGATTGGGTACAATTAGGTGCAGCAATCAAACATCCTGAAGCAGGTAAAGTATTTGATTTAAACGATAGTGTTAGAGAACAAACAGGCGTAAAAGATGCAAGTGTTAAAATATATCCATTTGATGGTTATGGTAATGCTGATGTAATCAGACAATTGTTAATGGTTGAAAAACCTGATGCAATCCTACACTTTACTGACCCAAGATATTGGTTATGGTTATATGATATTGAGCATGAAATTCGACAAACCTGTCCATTATTCTTTTATCATATTTGGGACGATTTACCAGACCCAAAATACAATAGAGATTACTACGAAAGTTGTGATTGGATTGGATGCATTTCAAAACAAACATATGGTATTACGCGTAGAGTTTGGGGTTGGGATAAAGAAAAACATTGGACTAAACCTGAAGCTTGGCAAGTAAGTTATGTACCACATGGTATCAATTCAGATTTATACAAACCAGTAGAAGTTCCAAAAGATTTTAAAGAAAGTATATTTGGAGTTAAAGAATATGATTTTGTATTGTATTGGAATAATAGAAATATTCGTAGAAAACAACCGGTTGATGTAATTCTTGCATTCGATAAATTTGTAGAAGCACTTACTCCTGAACAAAGAAGTAAAGTATGTTTATTAATGCACACTACTCCTGTTGAAGAACATGGAACGGATTTACCAAGAACAATTGCAGAATGTTGTTCACCTGAAACCAATGTAGTATTTGCACCAAATAGATATTCCGAAGAACAATTAAATTGGTTATATAATATAGGTGATGTGACAATCAATGTAGCATCAAACGAAGGATTTGGATTAGCAACGGCAGAGTCAGTAATGGCAGGAACACCAATCATATTAACGGTTACAGGTGGTTTACAAGACCAATGTGGATTTAGAGACAAAGGTACGGGTAAATTGATAACTGCAGAAGATTATGTTGAAATTGGTTCTTTACATGATAGAAATAAAAAAGCAGGTGTAGTTTGGGGAGATTGGGTTAAACCAATTTGGCCAGTTCGTTCAACAACAGGTTCAGTTCCTACTCCATACATTTTTGATGATAGAGTTGACTTTGAAGATATTACTCCTTTAATTATGGATTGGTATAAAATGCCAAAAGAAGATAGAGATAAAGCTGCACTAAAAGGTAGAAAACATTTTATGGGTGAAGGTCTGTTAAGTAGAGAAGCAATGTGTAAAGAATTAGTAGATGGTATGGAAGGAGCATTTGAAAATTGGAAACCAAAACAAAAATTTAAATTAATAGAGTTATAGTATGAAACCAACATTAGTATTTCAGGCACCAATAGCAACAAGAAGTGGGTATGGTGACCACGCGAGAGATTTATTACATTCTCTTTATAAATTAGATAAATTTGAAATCAAAGTTATCAGCACTCGTTGGGGCAATACTCCAATGGACTCACTTAATTATGACAATCCATTTCATAAGTGGATAGTTGATAGTATTATTCCAAAAGTAGAACAAAAGCCTGACATTTATATTCAGGTTACTGTACCAAATGAATTTCAAGCAGTAGGACATTATAACATTGGAATTACTGCAGCAATTGAAACAACACATTGTCCATTAGATTGGGTACATGGTTGTAATAGAATGGATTTAATTATAGTACCATCTGAACATTCAAAAAAGAGTTTAGTGGATAGTGTTTATAATGAGGCCGACAACAATACAAAACAATTAATAGCACAACATAGAATTCAAAAACCTGTTGAAATTCTCTTTGAAGGATTTGATGAAATGGATTTTGGAACCGATGATGTGGTGAATGTAACTGAATTAGATGCAATCAAAGAAGATTTCGCATTTCTATTTGTAGGACATTGGTTAAGAGGTGATTTGGGTGAAGATAGAAAGAATGTGGGAATGATGATTAAATCGTTTGCAATGGCATTCAAAAACGAAAAGGTTAAACCAGCATTAGTTCTTAAAACCAGTTCAGCAGGATTTAGTGTTATTGATAGAGAAACTACTATTAAAAAAATAAAAGATGTATTAGGAAAAGATTATAAGTCAGTTCCAGTTTATCTTTTACATGGTGACTTAACTCCATCTGAAATGAATGGGTTGTATGAACACAAAAAGGTAAAAGCAATGTTAAACTTTACAAAAGGTGAAGGATTTGGTAGACCTCTTTTAGAATTTAGTTTGACAGGTAAGCCGGTTATCGTAAGTAATTGGAGTGGACATATTGATTTCTTAAAACAAGGTGCAGTATTATTAGAAGGTGAATTGAAACCTGTACATGAATCAGCAGCCGACCAATTCCTTTTAAAAGAATCACAATGGTTTAATGTAAATATTTCAAAAGCATTAACTGCAATGAAAGATGTTTATAAGAATTATGAGAAATATAAAACTGAATCATCTAAATTGGGAAAACATAATTTAGAAAAATTTAGTCTAACCAAAATGACAGAAGGATTTGATACTATTTTAAATCAGTATGGTATTTATAGTAAGATACAACCAAAGTTTCAACAATTACAATTACCAAAATTGAAAATGTTAAATAAATAGTGAGTAAATATAGTCCAATATATCGTAGGTACATAGATGATAAAAATATTGTAATGCCAAACCAAATGGTAAGGGCTAAGTTTTATCTAATAAAAGAATATGAATATGTAGATGGAACAAAAGGTAGATATACAGAAGCAACCGCACCTATTATATTTACACTATTTGTATCGAGAGCAAAGAACATTGTCCATGCAGTAAAAGTAACAGATGTTAGACCTGATTTGATAAAAAAGTTTTTTGGTAAGTTTGTAAATGAAGAAACCGAACTATTAGAAGTAAAAGGTTCTTCAAAAAAAATATATCAATCAATTGTTAAAAAAGTTCCAATTATAAATGACAACGCATATAGAACATATAAGCTAGATGGATTTGGAAGAATATTAGAATTGGATATGGATGTTGATTTGATGACGCCAAAAAATAAACATGTAGAAGGAATAGACCCAAAATCACAAATAAAAAGTAAATAGTTATGACATCAAAAGAATTTGTTAGTTGGTTAAAAGGATTTACAGACGGAGTACATGAATTTAACATTACTCCAAAACAATGGGACAACTTAAAAGAAAAGTTAGCAGAAGTGGATGACAATACAATCCCTATGGGTGGTTTGTTAACCGACTATAATAGATTTGGAACATCAACTACAACATCACTCCCATCGGGTAGTTCAATTAGTTATACAAATTCAACTGACGAAAAAATATTTTAATGAAATTAAGTTACGCAATAACGGCTTGTAATGAAGTCGAAGAAACTATTAGATTGGTAAATCAATTATTAAACTACAAAGAAGAAAATTCGGAAATAGTTGTTTTATTAGACACACCAAAATCACCTACTGAATTAGTAGAGTATTTGGAATTGCAAGCAAACGCAGACCACATTACACTTATTGAATCCGAATTTGATAACGATTTTGCACAATGGAAAAACTTATTAAATTCACAATGTAAGGGTGAATGGATATTTCAATTAGATGCGGATGAGTATTTGACTCCGGATTTGATTGTAAATATGGAAGCATTGTTAGATAGTAATACGGATAAGGATATGATTGTTGTTCCAAGAATCAATACGGTTGAAGGATTGACTGAAACACATATTAAAAAATGGGGATGGAATATAAATGAAAAAGGTTGGGTTAATTTCCCAGATGTTCAAACTCGTATCTACAAAAACTCTGACAAAATTGGATGGAGTGGTAAGGTACATGAAAGAATAGTTGGGTTTGAATCATATACAAATTTTCCAGCAGATGAAATATATTGTATCAGACATCCTAAGACAATAGACAGACAAGAAAGACAAAATAATTATTACGATACTTTATGAAAATAACATTTATATATGACCATAAACCAAATGAACTTTGGTCTACACCATTGTCTTTATTAAATGAATTTAAAGAAAGAGGTTGGGAAACCGAAATAGTACAAATACCCGATGGTGATGATTCTCAATTACAATTATGGATTCAACAAGATATTCCAACGGATATTGTATTGTTTATGGATTGGGGTAGGTTTGATTCTAAATGGTTAGATAAGAATTTAAAACCATATGCATTTTGGATACAAGAAAGTGGTGATGACCCACAAAACTTTGAAAGAAACTATCCAAAAGCAAGTAGATTTCACTATACAATTACTCCCGATAAGGAATCTGCAGAAGAATATAGAAGTAGAGGTATAAATGCCGATTGGGTTCCACATTGGGCAGATACGATGTTTCAATTTCCAATGAATTTAGAACCCGAATATGTGGCAGTAACAAGTAGAGGTAGAGGTGGTTCTCATTTCTTAGACCACTTAACAAATTGGGCAGAAGGTGCAATTGGAAATCAAAATGGTATGGATGCAAAACAACATACTGAATTTTTAAATAAAGGTTTGATGGTTATTCAAAATAGTAGATGGGGTGAAATCACTCGTAGAATTTTTGAAGGTATGGCTTGTGGTAAATTGGTCTTAACGGATAAATTAGATATAAGTAGGGGTTTAGAGGAATTATTTATAGATGGTGAAGATATTGTTTTATATAATGATATGTTTGATTGTATTGAAAAAATGAACTACTATAATGAAAATGAAGAAGAGAGAGAAAGAATTGCATATAACGGAATGGCAAAGGTTATAGCAAATCATACACAAATACAAAGAGTTGATAAATTAATAGAAAAATATGAAAATTTTAATAACAGGAGTAGCAGGCCTATTGGGTAGTAGTTTGGCCGACTGGATTATTGAAAATATACCAAATGTAGAAGTAGTTGGTATCGATGATTTATCGGGAGGATATAGAGAAAATGTAAATCCAAAAGTAATATTTTGGCAACAAAATTTAATAGAACATCCAATAGAGAATGCATTCGATGTCCATAGATTTGATTATGTATTTCATTTTGCAGCATATGCAGCAGAAGGATTATCACCATTTATTAGACAATATAATTACCAAAATAATTTAGTAGCAACTTCCAGAATTGTAAATAATTGTATAAAATATAATGTTAAAAGATTGATATTTACATCATCACTCGCAGTATATGGATATGGTGAAGGCGGGTTGTTTAATGAAACACAAATACCTAAACCAATCGACCCATATGGAGTAGCAAAGTATGCATGTGAAATGGATATACAAATTGCAGGAGAACAACATGGATTAGATTGGTGTATTATAAGACCACATAATGTATATGGTATTAAACAAAACATATGGGACAAATATCGTAATGTGTTAGGTATATGGATGCATCAGTATTTGAATGGAGAACCAATGACTATATTTGGTGATGGTGAACAAACTAGAGCATTTAGTTATATAGATGATATAGTTGAACCACTATGGAACGCAGCAATTAGACCAGAGGCATCTAAAGAGATTATCAATTTAGGTGGAGTCGAAGAATGGAGTGTAAATAAAGCAAATTCATTATTAAAAAGTATTATAGGTAGTGGCGAAGTTGTTTATAAAGAGGGAAGACATGAAGTAAAAAATTCAATACCAACATTTCAAAAATCAATAGATATTTTGGGATTTGAACATAAAAATAATTTAAAATTAGGCCTTACAAAAATGTGGGAATGGGCCAAAAAACAGCCTAAGCGAGAAATCTTTAGCTGGCCTTCCTACGAAATTGATAATGGAATTTATTCATTTTGGAAAACAAAAAATAATGCAAAAACTACCGATTAGTATAGGAATACTATCTTGGCATAGTGGACAAGTATTAGTAGATACACTAACTACTTATTACGAAAATGGTTTATTCGATATGGTAAATGATGTGACTATCCTATTTCAGGAAGTAACACCACAAGATATGGAAATTGCAAGACACTTTGGTTTAGATTTCATAGGGTTACAAAAGAATATAGGAATAGGACAGGCATTCATTCGTTTAACTGAAAATGCACAAACCGATTATGTTTTAGTATTAGAACATGATTGGAATTTAATTGAAAATAGTGAAACTACATATGAAAGATTACAAGATGGTACTTACTTATTAAATGAGTGTCCTATAAACGCCGTTAGATATAGACATAGAGAGCAACCTGGTAATCCACATTTTTCATTTAGAAATAAAGGTAAAGAACTTACTTATTATGATGATGAGATTGGATGTACATCACCACATCTTTTAGATTCGTTACATTGGTTAGACCCATCCATTGAATTTCCAGATAAGATACAAAAATTAGGACAACATTTTATAACAACATCTCGTTGGGGTAATTGGACTAATAACCCAACAATGTATAAGAAAGATTTTTATTTAGAAACTGTTAGACAATTTGCAGGTGAAGGAATTGCATTGGAAGGAAATATTAGTAAATGGTGGGCACAACAACAATTTGGAGTTGCACATGGTGAAGGATTATTTAAACATAATGACTGGCAAAAATACGGAAAATAATGACAAAATTAATTATCTTTGATTTAGATGGTGTATTAGTAGAAGCTAAACAAATACATTTCGATACTCTAAATAAAGCCCTATGGGAAATTGGACAAAGTAACAAATATGTAATTACTGAAGCAGAACACCTATCCATATATGATGGATTAAAAACCAATCAAAAATTGGAGTTATTAACACAAAACAAAGGATTAGATAGAGATACATACGAAACAGTTTGGAATAGAAAACAACAACTTACAATTGAGGCTATATCCGAATTACAACCAGATTTAGAGAAGATTGAATTGTTTAAAGAACTTCGTAATAGAGGTTATAAGTTAGCATGTGCTTCAAACTCAATTAGAAGGTCTGTGTTGGTTATGTTAGCAAAGATAGGTATAATTGAGTATATGGATTTAATCATCTCTAATGAGGATGTAAAGAACTCTAAACCACATCCTGAAATGTATTGGAAGGCAATGAGTATGATGAGTGTTTTGCCTGAAGAAACTCTTATTGTAGAGGATTCTCCACATGGACTTTTGGCAGCAAGTAGAAGTAGAGCAAACGTTTTAAGAGTAGATAATCCAAAAGATTTGGTAATATCAAAAATTATTCGTAAATTAGAGGAAACTAAAAAAGTTATGAGCATACCAAAATGGCAAGGTGGTAAGATGAATGTACTTATCCCAATGGCTGGGGCAGGAAGTAGATTCCAAGCAGCAGGTTACACATTCCCAAAACCACTAATTGATGTGGAAGGAAAACCAATGATTCAGGTCGTTGTTGATAATTTAAACATAGAAGCTACATACATTTATGTAGTTCAGAAAGAACATAGAGAGAAGTACAACTTAGATACCCTATTAAACTTAATCACTCCGAATTGTAAAATAGTAGAAGTAGATGGTATTACAGAAGGTGCAGCGTGTACGACCCTATTAGCCAAAGAATTCATTGATAACGATGAACCATTGGTTATGGCAAACTCCGACCAATTCGTAGAATGGGATTCCAATGAGTTTATGTATAAGATGATTGAACAAAAAGTTGATGGTGGCATTTTAACATTCAAAGCGACACACCCTAAATGGTCATTCGCTAAAGTGGATGAGTATGGATATGTAACGGAAGTAGCAGAGAAGAATCCTATTTCAGATATAGCAACTGTTGGTGTTTACTATTGGGCCAAAGGTTCTGATTATGTAAAGTACGCAGAACAAATGATTAGTAAGAACATTAGAACCAATAATGAATTTTATACTTGTCCAACTTTCAATGAAGCAATTGCTGATGGTAAAAAGATTAAAACATTTAACATTGATAAGATGTGGGGATTGGGTACACCTGAAGATTTAAATTACTATTTAGAAAATAAGAAATGATACTAATATCACATAGAGGAAACACAAACGGAAAGTTTGAATCATATGAAAACGAACCAGCATACATCGACAAAGCAATATCAGATGGATTTGATGTAGAGATTGATGTGTGGATGGTAGAAGGTCAATTATTTTTAGGACATGATAAACCACAATATGGTGTTTCACAACATTGGTTTAGTGAAAGATTGCAACATTTGTGGATACATTGTAAAAATATAGAAGCAGTGGAATGGTTTAATATGCTTAATAGTTATCACTATTTTTGGCATGAAGGAGATACTCTAACACTTACGTCAATGAATGTAGTTTGGGCATATCCTGGCAAACAACCAATCAAAGGTAGTATTGCGGTTATGCCGGAAATCAATAATGATAATTTAGATGATTGCATAGGAATTTGTTCAGATTATATAAACGATTATAAATGAAAATAGGAATTAATTTAGTAGGAGTTTCATATAACGATGGAAAGATTGGTAGATATAGAAATTATGAAGATGCCATTGATGGTTTTATGACTAATGTTGTAAATCCATTAAAAGAAGAAGGACATGAAATATCTTTTTATTTATTTACATATGACTCTCCAAAAAAAGAAGATATTATAAAAATATACAATCCCAAAAAATCAACATTTTTAGACCCGAATTATAATAAATTAGGCGGTGGTGATAAATTGGAAAATGGAATGAAAACCATATCAGTAACTTATATTAATAGTTTGTATGAATTGGAAAATGAAGATTTGGATTTAGTAATATCAACAAGATTTGATATATCATTTAATAAAAATCCATTTAAAGAATATGAATATGATTTGAATAAATGTAATTATTTATGGAGAGAACCTGAATTTACTCATGTCCCCATTGTAAGTGATACCTTTATAGTATTCCCACATTCAATGACATCAAATTTAATAGATGCAATTATAGAAATGGAAACCAATCCACCACATGGAGTTGGAGTTGCAATGCATAATATTTATATACCAATGTGTAATCAGGTAGGTAAAGATAATGTAAAAATAGTTTGTGATGAATTCAAAAAAAGTCACATAAATGACATATACACATTAACAAGACATGAATAAGTTATTAAACGCATATCTTTGGGGTTATAAAAATTGGGAAGCAGCTGATAACTCTTTCCGAAAATTTAGAGAGTTCTATCCTGACGGAGATATTAATATTAGTGTCGATGATAATGGTGATTTTGAAAATTATACAAAAGTAGCTGAAAAATATAATGCAGAATGTTATAAAAATCCATTTCAAATAGGATATCCTGGTAGTTTTCAAAATCATAAAAGTGATAGAGATTGTTGGCCAAAAGATAACGCATTACTTTGGTGTGATAACATATATTGGGCTTGTAAAAAATCCGATTCTAAATTTATGGTTATATTAGAAGAAGATAGTTTTATTATAAAACCAATCAGCATTATTAAAAATAACGAATTTGGAATAGCAGTTTTAGAATATAATGCAAATATAATAACTGAAAATATATTGTATATAATTCAACAAATAGGTGGTAATACCGATGTTCCATTAAATATATTTGGTAACAAAGGATATGGTGCTAGTGGTGGATTTATCATAGATTGTCAAAAATGGATTATTAGCTGGGAAAAATTCAGACACATATTAGAATTAAATTATGAT